TACCCAAATTACTACCTTTGTTATTTTTTAATATTAAAAATTTTCTTGAGGTGGTCTATGCTCTTAAATGTTCTGATATATCGCAACTACTAAGAATGCGAATATAAGAATAATTACTGCTTGTATGTTTTTATTTTTCATAATAAATGTGCGTTGTTCAGTCGCACCCCTGACTTTTTGGGTTAGTAAGCGAAATTATATTCTCCATTCCATCTAGGTGAAGATGGGTCTGAATTGTTATAGTATGCTGCATCCATAGCTTTTTCAGCCTCAAACATATTATCATATGCTACTGCACCTGCTTTTGAATAGCCATTCCAACCTTTTAATTGATTAGCACAACTACTAACTCTTTTTTGTGCTTGTTGCATTTCAGTTAAAGCAACAGGCATTTTAAACCAATCCTGTGCTAATAACCAATTTTGATAAGAAACAGGTGTGCTTAAAAATTGCATCCCTTTGTACTTTCCGAATTTCAATGTAAAGTTTTTCATAATATTAATTTAAGATTTCATTTACTAATTCAACACTAGGCTCTTGATTACTTGCTGCAACCTTTAGCAATTTAACTAGATTTTCAGGCTTATAAACTTTTAAAATAAATTCAACTGCTTCTTCTTTATTCCCATCATTTGCAACCATTAACATCCCATAAGTGTTAGCAATAGAATTTTCTAGTGCAGTTGGTTCGTACCATTCCATTTGTCTAAGTAATGACCTTCTTGCAATTTCAAATCCTCTTTGATTTCTTAAATACTGATAAATTTCTTCAGCTTTTTTTTGATTGTTCATAATTTTGGTTTTTGTTGGTTATCAATCAATGACATAACAAATATACAACCTCTGAACACATTATCCAAATATTTTCCACACTTTGTGATGAACGGTAAATAAAGCTGATGAACGGTAATTATACGAATGAATACCTGCCATTACCCCTTTTGACATTGTAATTATTCCAAGCTAAAGCCAATGCCATAACGCAGTCATCGTGGAATCCTGATGGTGCAGAGTACCTAACCCCATTAGATGTGAACTGATACTCAAAAACTTGCAGTTCATTTGTGATTGCGCCTTCAGGGAATCCTATCTTTTGTTGTTGTATGGCAGTTGCAAGACCTTCCATAAGTTGCTGCTTACTTGAACTCGTAAACTTTAGACCTTCAATAGCTATGCCTTCCCTTTGTAAGTCTTCTAGGATAGGGTCGCCCACACCTGTACTATCCACCAATATAGGGCATTTAGGCAGCCTTTTTATATTCTCCTTAGTATTATGCCAATCCATTTGATACCTGTCAAAATAAGCCACATTTCCATTATTATCTAAGCCTATGATAACTGTATGGTCAACAGACTTAGCAAGGTCAATACCAAATGCAACTATTTGTTGGTTACTAATTGGCTTAACGCAATCCTGAATAAACTTGTTCCCAAATGGGTTTGCGCTATTCTCTGAAGGGTTTGCCATATACTCCTGCTCAAATACTACGTTTGGCAGTTGCATCCTAGCTTCATCAATTTCTTTTGGGTCTATGAATGGATTATCATAGCTAGTGAATTTAAAGGATGCCCAATCCTGTTCACCATCTTTCATAAACAGGCTATAGAAATAGTTTTTCCCTCTAGGGGTAGATAGGAATACTGCCTTCCCTTTATAGTCAGTTAGGGTTGGTCTAATACTATTTTGCCATCCTGCTTCTAGGTCAGGGATAAAGGATGCTTCATCTACAATAACCAAATGAAACTTTCTACCTCTTAGGTTATCTAATCGTTCACCTGTAAAAAATTCTACCTGTCCGCCATTAGGGAAGTCTATTTTTAAATCAGACTTGTTTTTAGGCAATTCTAGGGATTCTGTCAGCTTACTAAAGAAAACCTTCGCTAATCCATAAGTAGGGGTTATATAAGCAACAGACAGACCTTTAACGGCATATGTAACAGAAAGTACCTGTGATAGTTCTGATTTACCAAATCTTCTACCACACATAACTACCCTGAATCTTTTTTCACATTCTAGGATTTTTTCTTGATTACAATGTGGTGTTGGTAATTCTATGCGCATTATAAAATGGTTTTACCATTCACAAAAACAACCTCTATTTTATTATCTGATTTTATATCCATTTGTTCCTTTGGTTTGCCATATACTCTAGTTAGTAAAGTATCTAATGAATATAGGCTGCCATTGCTCATAGATTTTAATATGGCTTTAGCTATAGTCTTTTCTAGTACAGTTGCTTTATCATTCGTGCTAACTGATTTTAGTTCTTCTTCATCCATAGACATTAAAGCCTGAATACTATCATTGATTTCTGATAGCTTGTACCCCTGTTCTTTTAACAGGCTAACATATTTTCTAGGTCTGCCATTTGGATTCCCTGAAACTCCTTTAGGGAACTGATGCTCTATTATATCCTTTGCTGCCATTGTGCTGCTATTGTGTTGTTTATTTATCCAATTTAGATTTAAAATGCTCACAAAGTAATTCCATCTTTGCTATGTAGTAAGTTGTAAAGTCTTTGTATCCCTCGTTGTTCTGTTGATAGTTTATATATAAAATACCCCTCAATCTTTGTGATGGGGTCTTGTTTGATTCTAGGTCTGTCTTAACACTATCTAAATTATCTAATTCATCCTGTTGAAATGATTCCTCTTTGATAGCTATGTAACAAAATCTTTGGTTAAGTTGGAATACCTGCGCTGCATCAACAGGTGATAGTTCCTGTGTGCCAAAGGTAACTTTAATGGTCTTATCCTTTCTAGATGTTAGTCCTTCTATTTGTGCAGGTAGTATTATCATTTGCCTTGTCCCCTTGATGGTTTTGGTTTGGGTGTATGTTTGTTATAAGACTTTTTTGCCTGTCCTCTTTTGCGCTTACCAAATGAAACTTTTGATGAATCGCTTTTACCTTTTGCCATTTAATTTCTCTTTATGTTTGCTTTTTAAATATTCCATATGTGTCTTAGTATCCCCCATAACTAAATGACATTGCCTACATAGTGCCATCAGGTTATTTATATTATCAGCCTTTTTATCACCGCCCATTCCCCTAGCTTCTATGTGGTGTATGTCTACTGCCTTTGCACCACAGGATTCACAGGGGATAAAATCTTCTATGCCATATCCAAAGTAATCTAAATATAGTTTAGTGTGTTTCTTCATTCATTATTATAAAGTTTAAAGATATGAATATAAATCCTATATTTAAACTCTTATGTAATTGCGCAAATTCATCTACTGAATAACCGATTGAAATACCTAATTGAATAGTTTCTGTTAATACTCCTAATGATATTCTAAAGTTACCAAATTGTATAGAGTATTCCATTACTTATCTATTTGCTTTAATTTATTTATTGCCCATTCAATGCCTGAAGTACCACCCCAAGCATCCCACATTAACCCACCACATCCTTCAGAGTATGGTACATCTTTACTTTGTTGATGCCTTTTGAATGATGCCATCCTAGCTATGGTATCCCTAGATATGTTTTCTTTATTCGCTAATTGGTTTGCCCTAGCTTTACCTACTGCAGTTCCACATTCACCCCATCCGTTTTCTTCTGCCCATTTTAATGCCCTCTTTGCATTGTTACTAGCTGATTCAGGATAATCATTATAAGTTTCCTCATATTTACCACTAGCTATAATTGCTGCCCATACTTTAGCAGCTTTTTCTTCTGTGTCATATATGCAACTACCTGTACCTATTCTGTACTTTCCATTGCTACATTTGTATATCGGCATTACCTATCAATTTATTATAAATAGCAAATCTTTTATTATTTATGGTGTGCAGGTTAAAGTTGGTATTGCAGTAATCAAATAGCTTCTGTCCATATTCAGTCCTAGCTGCTTCATCAAATGTCAGTAACTTAATCCATTTGTACCAATCCTGTTGATTGTTTACATAGCATACAGGCATATCCTTATAAGGATGTACATTGCTGACTATAGCAGGGTTTTTCTTTGCTGCAGTTTCTAATACCTTCAGGTTTGATTTCATAGCACCAAACTTATTTTCTACCAATGGAATTATACTTATATCAGAATCAGCATAAGCACCCATATAATTACTAACTTCTGAATAGTCATAGATTGTTGGATTTAATTTTAATCCATTAGTGAACACTGCAATCATTCTATCCCATAAATGTTTTTCTCCTAGATTATAACCTGCAATAACTGTTCTTACAGGAAAGTTAATCTTCTTCATTGGGTTTCTTAGAATGTCTAAGTCAGGAACGTGAGTACCTGAACCTGCCCAAAATAACCTAACCAAATCAGATTCTATTTTATTATCTTGAAACTGTTCTTCGCCATAAGGAATGGCATTAGGTATTATTTCTATATTAGGATTAAATTTATATATTTCTTCAGCTAATCTTTCGTGAGTACAGGTGCAAAGGTCTGCTACCTTCATATACTCTGTAATAATTTCTGTTATATTACTATTCCTATATCTTTCTGCTAAAACGTGCGAAGGTGGTAAAATCCAATAATCATCATTATCTACTATCAGTTTGAAGTTATATTTTATCTTCATCTTAACTAATAGTTTAGCATCTGTTGAAGCTAAAAATCTATTAAATAAAACTATATCATAATTATTATCAAATACTGCCTCATTTATTGTATCTGTAATCATACAATAATCTTTGCGCATATTTACCAATGGCATCATTATCCTATGATAACCAACCCCACTAAATTTGTTTGTAATTGCTAGTATTCTCATAATGGGATATAATATGCTTTAGTTCCATTTGAATAATCAGATACGTTTTTAGTATGCAAGTCCCAAGTTTTTTTAACTAAATCCATTTTATTATAACCATAAGTATCACTACCATTCTGCTCAATATGGGTAGCTTTAGTAGATGGTATAAACTTAGTATGCAATCCTGATGCCCTGCATCTAGTACAATAGTCTAAATCTATTGCTCCGTATGGGTCTAATTCTTCATTAAATGCACCTAGCCTGTTTATTGTTTCTTTTGATATTGTAAAGTTCCCAATCAAATCTAATGAATCACCATTAAAACCATCTAAAGGAATTGAACATATGCCTATGGTATTATCCTGCATAAAATCATTCCTACTTTGTAGCCAATTATCAGGTTCTAATATATCATTACCCATAATAGTTACATAGTCAAAATTTTTTAATTGCATCAATCCTTTATTGATTGCATAAGCAATGCCTGTTTCATCTACAATGCTAATTAAATCTATATGCTTACCTGCATTTTTAATGTTATGAAACAAAGTTTCAATGTTTCTACTTTGATAATTTAAATATATTACTGCGTTCATCTAGGTTTATTTTCTCCTAATTTTCTTGCAGGAACTCCTGCGTATTTTGTATATGGTTCTGATTCCCCTTTAAAAAATGCACTTGCTCCAATCATACAACCTTCTTTAATTACACTAAACTGATGCAATACTGCGTTTAATCCAATGTTTGAATTTTGCATAATAATAGAATGACCACCTATTTTTGCTCCACAACTAATAGTAACATTTGAATTTATTGTACAGTCGTGTCCTATATGTGCGTGTTTCATTATATAGCAATCATTTGCAATAAATGTAATAGATTCTGTACCTGCATCTATTGTAACTAAGCCTGTAATAATATTGTTATTCCCAATATAAACTTTGCCTTTTAACTTATCCCAATATTTTTTATGCTCTGCCTTATCGCCTATAATACAATAAGCACCTATATAATTGTTGTCCCCTAGTACAACATTGTCGCCTATTATTGCGGTTGGATGTATATAATTAGCCATTTATCTTTGGTTTACGACCACGTTTTTTTGGTTCTACAATTTCAGTTTGCATCAATAAATTATCTTCATTTAATACTTTTTCATAATGCTTATATAATCTTAATACCATATCCATTCTACAGTTACCACACCAAATAGTTAAAATAAAATTTTTGTCTATATATGTTCTATATATATGCTCATACATTTTCATTATGCTTAAATCTAAGTTCCTAAGAAATCCGCTTTGTGCAGTCTCATAGTTATTATAGTTTTCTTTTA